CCTTCTTTGACTGCGGGTACCCCCGATACCATCCTAAACCGCCCCGTCTACACCTCGGCATATGTACCGGCAATTGAAGCCGGTGCGAAGACCATCGCTTTCGGCGATTTCAAGTATTACTGGATCGCAGATAGACAGGGGCGCTCCTTCAAACGTTTGAACGAGCTTTTTGCTACTACAGGTCAGGTCGGCTTTATGGCCACCCAGCGTGTTGACGGCAAACTCATTCTGCCGGAGGCTATCAAGGTGCTCCAGCAGAAGGCTTAACGGAGGTGCAGTATGAGTTATAACACGAAAAACTACACCGAACAGGGCGGTGAGAAAACCATAATCGGTGGAACGCTTGAAATTAAGGAGGGAGCCTTGGTAACGGGGCTTCCTTCTTCTCAAATTTCTCTTGCAACTGAAACTACTCTTGGTGGAATCAAAGCAGCTGCTAAAACTGAATCAGAAACAGTCCCAGCGAAGATTGGTAGCGACGGTAAGCTTTATGTACCGACTTATCCTGTTGCAAAAGAAATTCCTATTGCAGCAAATCAAACTGCAAGTACAGCCGAGGATGTTTCTACACTTCTCACCGATTTTAATGCTCTGCTAACAAAGCTCAAAGCTGCAGGATTAATGGCAGCAGACGAATAATGGAGGTGAGCGGCTATGACACCGGAGGATTTACTGCCCAAAGTGAAAGAAAATCTGATACTTTTGCACGGTGAAGATGATGCCCTGCTTCTTAGGCTCATCGCCGCTGCTGTAAGTTATGCCGAAAGCTATCAGCACCTTCCTGAGAAATACTACAAAGACCATCCTATGCCGCCTACCACAGAGCAGGCCGTCATTATGCTGTCGTCCCATTTTTATGAGAGCCGGGACGGCAGCACCGGCGGCTTTTTTGCCGACAACGTTCAGGCCGGACAGCAGGTATGGAACACGGTCAACCTTCTTCTTAAACTTGACCGGGATTGGAAGGTGTAATTATGAGCTATGGAAAAATGAATACCTTTATTGACATTATCGGGGCTGAATCCATAAGGGATGCGGAAGGCTTTGTCACCAGGGGTGATCAGATACTTGCATCGCTAAGGGCATACAAGGAAGTCAGAAATACCACTGCCAAATGGGAGCGGATTGTTGGGAGCGCAGCTTTTTCAAGTGTAAATACTATTTTCCGTTTTCGTAGCGTTCCGGCGTTTACTCTTTCAACCTCTCATTTCATTTCAGATTCAGATGGCAGGTATAACATTGTCAGTGTCGAGAACGTAAAAGGGCGCGGAATGTATGTGGAGGTCTTGGCTGAAAAGATTGAAGGGTCGGTGAGATGATGGCAAAAAGTGAAATTAAAATGCCGGAGGAGTTTCTTCTAAAGCTATCTAGGCTTGCTGAAAGAACAGATGAAATCCTGCCTAAGGTCCTGGAGGCCGGCGGTGAGGTTGTACTTGCCAAGGCAAAAAGTAACCTCTCATCTGTTATTGGCAAAGGTACAAAAGTGGAAAGTCGCTCCACAGGCGAGCTTGTTTCATCCCTTGGTGTATCTTCTGCAAGGCAGGATAGGAATGGGAACTTTAATATTAAAGTGGGGTTTTCAGAACCCCGCTCAGGCGGTAAAAGTAATGCCATGATTGCAGGGGTTTTGGAATACGGTAAACATGGCCAGCCGCCAAAACCTTTTATGAAGCCCGCCAAGTCCCAGACTAAAACTGCCGCTATACAGGCAATGAAAGATAAGTTTGACGAGGAGGTGGGGCGTATATGAGCATCTTGCAGGAACTAAATACACTCCTCTCTCCTCTCCTGCCGGTGGAAACTGGCACTTTTAGCAATGTTCCACCTGATGAATACCTTGTTCTTACACCTATGGCAGAAACTTTTGCCCTGTTTTGCGACAACACACCGCTTATTGATGCGCCGGAGGTACGGATATCTTTTTACTCCAAAGGCAATTATATCAAACGAAAGAACCAGATTACCTCCGCTCTCCTTGGAGCGGAATTTACTATAACAGACCGCCGGTACATCGGTTATGAAAGTGATACCGGCTACCACCACTACGCCATAGATGTGGCGAAATCATATGAATATAAAACGGAGGAATAGATTATGGCTACAATTGGTCTTGATAAGTTATATTATGCAAAAATCACTGAGGATGCCGCAGGCGATGAAACTTACGGCACTCCCATCCCGCTGGCAAAAGCAATCAGTGCAGAACTGTCGGTTGAACTTGCTGAGGCGACACTTTATGCAGATGACGGTGCAGCTGAGGTAATTAAGGAATTTCAAAGTGGAACTCTCGCTCTTGGCGTGGATGATATTGGCGCTGCAGCCGCGGGAGACTTAACCGGCGCGACTATTGATGACAACAAAGTCTTGATTTCAGCAAGCGAGGATAGCGGCGCACCGGTAGCGATTGGATTTCGGGCAAAGAAGCCTAATGGAAAGTATCGCTATTTTTGGCTTTACCGTGTGAAGTTCGGTATCCCCACAACAAATCTTGCCACCAAAGGAGACAGCATCACTTTCTCCACGCCAACCATTGAGGGCACTGTTATAAGAAGAAACAAACTTGACGGTCAGGGCAAGCACCCCTGGAAGGCAGAAGTAAACGACGGTGACACAGGTGTTTCGGGTTCAACAATCACCGGCTGGTTTACAGAAGTGTACGAGCCTGTTTTCACAGTGGCACCATAAGGAGGTACTGAAATATGGATAACGAACGGAGTGCAAATATAAATATCGGCGGCACGGAATATGAACTGATTCTTACAACCCGTGCCACCAAGGAAATAGCACGACGGTACGGCGGGTTGGAAAACTTAGGTGAGAAGCTCCTAAAGACTGAGAATTTTGAGCTGGCATTAGATGAGATTATTTGGCTGATTACACTGCTAGCAAACCAGGCTATTCTAATAAACAACCTAAAAGATAAGGATAATCCAAAAGAACTTATCACCGAAGAAGAGGTTGAACTTCTAACGTCGCCATTGGAGCTTGCGGATTATAAAACAGCAATTACCGAGGCGATGTTCAAAGGGACAGCCCGTGATATTGTTTCAGAGGATGATCCAAAAAACGCACAGGCCGAGTAAGTGAGAAAGAACTCTTTACTCGGCTTTTATATTACGGAACGGTTCATCTTAACCGCACAGAAGAAGAAACATGGCTTATGCCCTTTGGTCTTCTTATGGATTTGTGGGAATGCCACAGGCAGTTTCTCGGGCTTTCTAAACCAAAGCAAGAGATGTCCATCGATGATGTGATTCCCTTTGGAATTTAAGTTATTAGAAAGGGGGTGTAATAAATGGCAGACAATTTCGGATTAAAAATCGGCATTGAAGGTGAAAAGGAATTTAAGAATGCACTTCGAGACATCAACCAATCGTTCAAAGTGCTGGGTTCGGAAATGAAATTGGTTTCAAGCGCATTCGACAAGCAGGACAAATCCATAGCAGCCACCGCTGCTCGGAACGAAGTTCTAAGCAAATCCATTGATGCACAAAAAGATAAAATATCTACTCTTGAGGCTGCCCTTAAAAATGCCTCCGATAGCTTCGGAGAAAATGATCGTCGCACACAAAACTGGCAAATTGCTCTTAATAATGCCAATTCCGAACTAAACAACATGGAGCGCGAGCTAAAGGAATCTACAGAAGAAGCTGACAATCTTAGCAGAGGACTGGAAGATGCGGGCGACAGCGCTGAAAAATCCGTTACTAAATTTGAAAAACTTGGCGCAATATTAAAAGGCATCGGTGTAGCTATCGGTGCGTCAGTAGTCGCCGCCGGAGCCGCAGCGTTTAAGCTTGGCAAGGAAGTCATATCAGCTTACGCAGATTACGAACAGTTGATTGGCGGTGTGGATACCCTGTTTGACGAAGCATCGCAAACAGTACAAAGATATGCCGAAAATGCCTACAAGACTGCGGGCATGTCCGCTAATGCGTATATGGAAACTGTCACAGGGTTTTCAGCAAGCCTTATCCAGTCCCTTGGAGGCGACACTGCCAAGGCAGCTCAGATTGCAGACATGGTTATTACCGATATGTCGGATAACGCCAACAAAATGGGCACAGACATTTCCTCCATTCAAAATGCCTATCAGGGTTTTGCCAAGCAAAACTACACAATGCTTGACAATCTTAAGCTTGGCTATGGAGGAACAAAATCTGAAATGGAGCGGCTCTTGGCTGATGCTGAAAAAATCTCAGGCATTAAGTATGACCTTTCTTCCTTTTCGGATTTGACGGCAGCCATCCACGTCATCCAAACAGAGATGGGGATAACGGGAACAACTGCTCTGGAAGCCACAGAAACAATAAGCGGGTCTATTTCAGGTATGAAGTCGGCCATTGGAAACTTGACAGCCGGTCTTGGCAATGCCAATGCCAATATAGGAGTTTTGATTGGCAATGTGGTTGAATCATTTCAGAATGTAGTGAAAAACATTGTGCCGGTAATTGAGAATATTGTAAAAGCACTGCCTCCTGCGCTTGATGGAGTACTCAAGGCAATCGGTGATTTGCTTCCAACCCTGCTTTCTATGGTCACAGAACTATTCTCACAGGTGCTTGCAACGCTTTTGACACTTCTGCCGTCACTTATTCCCGCGGCTGTTAGTGCGGTAATGACGATCACAACAGCAATTATCGATAGCCTCCCACTTTTAATGAGTGCGGCAGTGGAGCTTGTAACAGCGCTTGTGCTTGGCATAGGCTCGGCATTGCCAGAACTTGTCCCGGCCGCAGTAAGCGCCGTTACTACTGTGGTGCATGGCCTTTTAGACAATCTTCCCATGCTCCTTGATGCGGCCTTGCAGCTTATTCTCGGCTTGACCCGGGGAATGCTTGATGCTTTACCGCAATTGATAGCAGCAATGCCCGCTATTATCACGGAGATTGTGGATTTTATCATCGGGTCGATTCCTCAAATTATTGAAGCAGGGATTCTTTTATTTGTGGCACTCGTTCAGAACCTGCCGGCAATTATCGTTGAAATTGTAAAAGCTGTCCCGCAAATTATTTCTGCGCTGGTTGGCGGGTTCATGGATTCTATCGGACAAATAGTGCAAGTTGGAACAAACCTTATACAGGGCTTATGGCAGGGAATATCCGATGCAGGCGCATGGCTTTGGGAAAAAATCAGCGGCTTCTTTGGCGGTGTGGTGGATAAAATCAAAGGATTCTTTGGTATTCACTCCCCTTCCACTCTTTTCGCAGGTCTTGGAGCCAATATGGCGCAAGGGCTTGGGGATGGTTTTGGAGATGAAATGGGCGGCGTTGGTGATGACATGCTGACAGCCACTAAAACAGCGGGCGATGCAGCAGGTCTCGCAGCGATAGATGCAGTAAAAGACGGCATCTTAGACCATTTATCACTTTTAACGGGGTCGGTTATGCGCCTTGTAACGCATATAGGCGAAACGATTAGCCAAAACAGCGCAGTGCTTAAAAGTTCCGGCTTTGATATTGTCAGATCCCTTGCTTCCGGTATTGAAGAATCGCAGGAGGGCACAATCTTAGAAAAAATACGGATTCTGATTCAGAGAATAAAAGAAACGTTTGATAGCTTTAAGCAAGGCTTTATAAATATTGGACAAATGATCATGGAGGGAATCGGCTCGGGAATCACAAGCCGCAGCAGATGGCTCAATAATTTGGTAAGTAGTTACATCTTGGAAATGAAAAGGCGTGTAGAGGCCATGCTTCAGATAAACTCTCCATCACGAGTTTTCGCAGAAATTGGCGGATACATGGCTGAGGGTATGGGTGTTGGTTTTGAAAAAGCAATGTCAGGTGTGAAAACCCAGATTGAGCGAAGTATACCTACGGAGCTTGATGTGAAGGGCGGAATGGCAACTGATATGGTAAACGGATTGGTTGGCGGACTTTCTTCGGCACTTGGCGGAGGACTGTCAAAACAAAAAATCACGCTGCAGGTCAATCTGGATGGCAAGACCATCGCTCAGACAATTTTTGACCCGCTTAAAGATGTATCAAAACAAAGGGGTGTTACACTTGGATAGAATAAAAATTTCAAATATGGAGCGTACCTGTACTATTATGATGCCTCGTGTCAAAACCATTGTAGTAGGCGCCAAAGAAGAATCCCGCCGCACTGTAATGGTTTCCGGTAAAATCGTAAAGGATGTGCTTGGGCATCGCGTCACAATAGCTGCCGCATGGGACTGGATACCCGCCGATATAGTAGCTGCACTTTCTTCATTGCTAAGACAGAACAGCTTCCTTTGGGTTGAGTACCCTTCTCCGGAAGGATTTAGTTCAGGCAGCTTTGAAATTGATTATCCGAGCATGAGTGTGTTTTGCTATAAAAACGGCGAGGCGGTTTGGCATGACGTTACGCTTGATATGACCGCGCAGGAGGTGATCTGATGCTTGCAGTTGCGCCTGAATATAACCCGTATGCAGATGTGAGATTTTGCGACATCCTCGTTTCTTTTCGTATGGTGGATGTGGACGCGGCTGCATTGGCGCTGCCCTTTAGCACCGATGAATGTCCTTTATCTCAAATTTGGCAGGCTCATGATCTTGTTGAATATCAAGACTTGAAGTTAGCATCTCTTGAGCAGGGATACTTCAAACTTGACGGTACATTTATATTGCCTAAAGAAGATATGAAAGGCATACAAACAGGCTGGTGGAGCGAGGGTATTTCCGGCGAGGACAAGCGGTTTGATACTCCTCCCGCTCTCGGTTTTTCATGGTATGAAAATCAAACTAGTGTGGGCTTTACCTTATGCTTTGATGATGCGTCAGGTATGTATGCGAGCCTATTTCGAATCAGGGCATATGATCTTGACGGAAATTTGATCCAAGAAAAACTGGTGGATAATAACTCCGTCAGATGCATTGTAGATATGCCGACAGAAAATTACCGCCATGTGCTAATCGAATTTTTAGAAACGAGTGAACCCTGGCGACGTATCCGCATTACCGAGGTCCTGTTTGGCATAGTCCAGTATTTCAACCGTGCAAACACTGCCTCTGCGTCAATAGAATACGAGTTTTCACCAATGTCGGAAAATTTGCCGTCATCCGAACTGTCACTTGTTCTTGACAACAGCGATTCGGCGTGGAATATGGTCAACCCCCGCGGCGTATATGCCTACCTCCAGCAATCTCAGCCCCTTGATGTATGGTTTTATGTCGGCGCTCCCGGAAGTTCAAAGAGTTGGAGCAAGGAAAATGCTGCGTATATGGGTCGATACTATTTCACAACAGCTGCAGCCGAGGATGATTCTATGACAGCGAAGATTACGGCTCATGACTCCATCTACCGTTTGGAAGGTAAAAAATATCGAAACGGTGGAGCTGGCCAATGGACTCTTCTTCAAGCAGTTACTGCAGTGCTTGAATATTGCGGAATGGAGCTTGACTTTGAAATGCCGGATGAAATCGCAAGCCGTCTTGTTGGCAGAAATCTACCCAAAGACTGTACCGGCAGAGAAGCAATCAGGCTACTGTCCCAGGCGGCATGCTGTGCGTGTTACGTAAATCGAAATGGTGTATTAAGATTCTTCGACCCGCTCATAGAACGTCCTTCTGTCGATGCAATAGACTATGACAGAATGTCGGCCATGCCCAAAATAGAGGTTGCAGGCAAAGTAAATCGCGTGGAATTATCCGTTAACGACGAGTATGCAGGAAGCGGCACAGAAACCGTATATACGGCTTCCGATATAGGAACAGACGAGCTGGAACAGACCGCAGCCTTTTCAAACCCTGTTGTTGTATCGGGTGAATTAGTCGCCTCATGGCTTCTTGAAATGCTAAAGAGAAGACTGGCTTACAAAGTAAACGAGCGTGGGAATCCCGCAATGGAGATTTCCGATGTTGCGATTATTTTTGATGCTTACGGAGAAAACAGACCGGCGGTGATTACAAAGCAGCACTTTAACTTCGACGGCGGCCTTAAATGTGAAACTGAAGCATGGGGAGGAGGATTTTAATGGAACCATTGCAATATAAAAGAGAAAGTGCTGTCCCTTTAAATTATGAGGATTTAAATCGCATTGAGAACTGGACTCGTTTCCTTGCAGGAATGCTTTCTGAAAATGGTTATGACATATTCATAAAGACCAAAGTATGGTCTATGCATTCTATCCCTTATCAAAAGGAAATCGACCGGATGCGAAGAAACATCGAGAGGCTTCATTTGGGTTACAGCATGCTTCCGGATTGGCGGCAGATTACTTACACAAACAGCTTAGATTTTGGCCAGGTAAATATTCTTGAATGGGACCTAATGACCATTTATACCTGGCTTTCACGCATGGTGGCAGCTTTTTGCCGTCTTGG